CCTAACGTCCTTGTGCCCCAGCCTCTTTCTTTGCTCGCTCCCAGACACTCGTCCAAACATGATCCCACCTTGCTTCCCGCCTCTATTAAGAAACGTCTCCGTTTCCGCCCCTCCCGTCATCCCTACAAGCCAAATTCCAACGACCAGCTCCTCGCTCAACTTCTTTATGAAGCCCACTGCCGAGCTTATCGTCGGAACCCAAATCGTCGAGTCCCCTTCGATCCTGTTTTGTTCGCCGAGTGTATCAACCTCAACGAGTTCGCTCAGCTCACCTCCAAGACTCAAGCCATTATCATGGCCAACGCCTTCCGTTCGGACCCCGACTGGCGTTATTCCGTGGTCCGCATTTTTGCGAAGACTCAGCACAAGGTCAACGAAGGATCGCTTTTCGGTCCTTGGAAAGCCTGCCAGACACTTGCCTTGATGCATGATGCCATCATCTTGGCCCTCGGCCCAGTCAAGAAATACCAGCGGCACTTTGACGACCTTGACCGTCCAGCCAACCTCTACATTCACGCCGGCCACACTCCCTTTGAGCTTTCGCAGTGGTGCCAGGCCCACCTCACCCCTTCCATTCATCTGGCGAATGATTATACATCTTTCGACCAATCCCAGCACGGCGAGGCCGTTCTCTTCGAGGTGAAGAAGATGCAGCGCCTCAACATCCCTGAGAATCTTATCGACCTGCACTTCACCATCAAGACCAGTATCGAGACTCAGTTCGGGCCTCTAACCTGCATGCGTCTCACTGGCGAACCCGGAACCTACGACGACAACTCTGACTATAACTTGGCCATCATCTATTTGAAGTACCAAGTGACCACTCAGGGCGTCATGATTTCTGGCGACGACTCCCTCCTCGACTCTGAACCTCCCACTTCCCCTTTTTGGGCCGCTGTCTCCCCCCTTGTCCACCTCCAGTTTAAGACAGAGCTTTCCCCTTACGGCCTTTTCTGTGGGTACTATGTCGGCCCCGAAGGTGCCGTCCGCTCCCCCCTCGCCCTGTTCGCCAAGCTCGCCATCTCTTTCGATGATGACACTCATCTCGAGAAACTCCCTTCTTACCTCTCCGAATTCGCAGTCGGCCATGGCTTGGGCGACTCTCTCTGGTTGTTATTCCCCGCCAGCTTTGTCATGTATCAATCCGCCTGTTTCGACTACTTCTGCCAGTTCGCGACTCCGACCCAAAAGGTTCTCCTTCGTCTTGGCGAGCCCGATCCCTCCACCTTCGACCGGTTGGCCCCACACCTTCGTCACGCTTCGTACGCTCTCTTCTCCCTCATCTCCTCTTCGGCTCGAGCCGCCTTCCTGAAACTCTCTGGCAAGGTGCACTTCCCGTCAAATCCTACGATCGACGCTCTACAACGGGATTTGCATCTTACTTTCAATATCCTCCCCGCCGCCTCCGTTCCCGATGGAATCCGCTTTGGTTCCTCTGTTTACGGCTCTTCTGTCCAAGCTCAATCTCCTCCCGACCAATGAACCCGTTTCCCCCTCTCCTTCGAACTCTGCGGTCCCTCTGTCTCTTCCTGGCCCTGACGATCCTGTTCTCGCGGCTGAAACAACTGTTTTCGCCGACTCCACCCCGGCCATCCCACGTCCACCCCCTTGCTCGAATCCTCGAACTGGTCTGATCCGTCCTTTCCAGTGGAAATGTCAGGACCTCACTGGTACCGAGACCTCTACCACCAGCTTCGACGTCTTCTCCAACCGCATCCTCTCCAACATGTCCGTAGACTTCACCTACGCCGCCTGTACCGAGCTTTCCGTTACCCTCATGCCCACCCACTCCTCCATCAAGTATCCCGTCACCGTCGAGCTCCTTTGGGCCCCCGCCAATTCCAACGTCGACCAGCGCATCATGAATGCGTATGGTTCCACTCGTCTCGTCGCCGGCAGCATTACCAATCCTTCTGGCCACCTTACCCTCCCTTGCAATCTGGCCTCCGTTAACACATGGGTCCGCGCCCCCCTTGCCTTCATCAACAACCCCAAGCTCTTCGTCAACTTCTTCCAGAACTCTGACTCTGTCTCCCTGGGCACCAAAGCTCCCATCTCCGCTTCCCTCTTCATCAAGGGCAAGCTCCAACTCTCTCTCCCCACTACCTGCGCAACCTACTAAGTGAGTTTCTTTCCGGTTC